TGCTGCCACTGATGGGATGATGGGTGCAACAAAAGAAACTGCCAGTAAAATTGGTAAGGCTGCCAGAGAATTCGGAACAGGACTTATGAATTCTTATGACAACTGGGTAGGACAACTTATATCCGATGGATATGACCTTTCTAACTGGACTGATGAGGGTTTGTTTGAGTATTACGAGCAACTTTGTGAGGAAAGTTTGGAGATAGGTCAATCTCCCACTCCAGGCGGAAAAACAAAAAAAACTCCAGTAATTCCACCCCTACCTCCCAAAGGAACTAAAGTTAATACTGGTTACAAAGAGTCTTATGAAATTGTATTTGATTATTTAATTTCTGAAGGTTATGCCGATACAAATGAGGCGGCACTTGCAATTATGGCAAGCATGAGTGAAGATTGGAAGTATAGTATTGTTGAAGCAGAAGAAAAAGAACCTGATTTATACTCACAAATGTTTAGAGGTAATAAAAATAAAAAAGGTAGAAAAGAATATGATCATAATGCAAATAAATACTTGGCAATGAAAAATAGCAAAGATAGACAAAAAGCATATGATGATGATATGGGTAGGAATAGAACACCTAGTTCCGATAAAGGAGACTTCTAATCCACTTCTCAAACTGGCACACAAGAGGGTTTCACGACCCTCTTTTTTTGTATAATGTGCTCATACCACACAAACCCAAATGTCCGTCAATCTTGAAATCAAAGGAATGCTTGCCAAACTACTGGCAACAGAGGACATTATTATAGAGCACAAAAGGGTAGAAACTGCCTGTTTTAATGTTCATACAAGAGTTTTAACTTTACCACTTTGGGAAAAGGCATCAAATTCAGTATATGATCTTCTGTGTGCTCATGAAGTAGGGCATTCAAGAGAAACTCCCAATTTTGATTGGACAAAGGATCACAATGTTCCTACACAATATGTCAATCTTGTAGAAGATGTTCGTGTTGAAAAATTAATGAAGCGTCGTTATGCCGGTCTTGCCAAAACATTCTTTAATGGGTATAAGGAACTTGCCGAACAGGACTTCTTTCAACTCAATGATGATGATGTTTCTTCTTATAGTTTAGCCGACCGTGCAAATCTTTTATTTAAGATTGGTAATTTTATTGATGTTAAAATTGAACCAGGAGAAGAAACTGATATAGTCAAGTTAATTGGAGAAACCGAAACTTTTGATGAGGTCTTAATTGCCGCAGAGGTTCTTTATCAATACTGTAAGAAAAAGAAAGAAGAAGAAGATGCAAATAAATCCGATGATTTAAAACCTGAAAATCAACCTTCTTCAGAATCAGAAAATTCAAATAGTGATAATCAGACACAATCTCAACAGTCTGATTCTGATGACTCTGGTCAAAGTAATCAAGAAGAAAATAATAAACCTAATGATCTCGAAAAAAGTTCTAATATTGATGAGACTGAACCAGAGATAAAAACCGCAGAGTCTTTGGAGAATTCTCTTAAAAATCTTTTGGATAAGAGTGGAGGTGAGAATGTTTATTTGGAAATTCCTAAACTTGATTTAAAAAAGATTATTGTTTCGAATTCTGAAATACATGATCGGTGTAGAGAAGATTGGAATAACTTTCTTGATCTTGCGGATAAAACTCGTGAAACTGCGTTTGGTGAGTTTGATAAGTCTTTTGATGAATTCAAACGTTCGGCACAAAAGGAGGTTAATTATTTGGTGAAAGAGTTTGAGTGTCGTAAGGCAGCAGACTCTTATGCTCGGGCAACAACTGCTAGAACCGGAGTTTTAGATTGTTCAAAACTTCATACCTACAAATATAATGAAGACTTATTTAAAAAAATAACCACTCTCTCTGATGGTAAAAATCATGGTCTCATCTTTATTTTAGATTGGTCTGGATCAATGTCAAATGTAATGTTGGATACTGTAAAACAACTCTTTAATCTTATATGGTTCTGCAAAAAAGTTTCAATTCCATTTGAGGTTTATGCATTCACCACAGAATATCCAATCGCAAGTTATGATGAAAATAATAGGAGAATTGCTCGTGATATTGCTTATCAAAGAAAAGATGGATTAATTCAGGTTGGTGAATGGTTTTCGATGCTTAATCTTCTGACCAGTAAGGTAAGTGGTAAAATTTTGAATGAGCAGTTAAGGAACATTTATCATCTTGCAATCTCCTTTAATAGAAAATATTATTGCGAATTTCCAATTCCTTTGGGATTAAGTCTTTCTGCAACTCCTTTAAATGAGGCACTGATTTCTCTTCATCAACTTTTGCCAAAATTTCAAAAAGAAAATAAACTTCAAAAAGTTCAGTGTATAATACTAACTGATGGTGAAGCAACTCCTATTAAATATCATCGTGAGGTTTATCGTAGCAATCAAGAAGAATATTATATGGGAACCGCTCATATAGGGTCTTATTCATTTTTGCGTGATCGTAAGACTGGAAATACCTATTCATTTGATGGTGATTTTATGAATATGCCAGATATTTTTCTTCGAAATTTAAAAGATAATTTTAAGGATACTAATTTTATTGGTATTCGTGTTCTTGAGTCTCGTGATTGTAGTAACTTTATTCGCCGATATTGTGATACGAATGAATATGAAAAAATAATGAACTACTGGAAAAAAGAAAAATCATTCTCAATTCATAATTCTGGTTATGATGTTTATTTTGGATTGTCTTCTTCTGCACTTTCACAAGACACTGAATTTGAGGTTGCCGAAGATGCCACCAAATCTCAAATTAAAAATGCCTTCGTAAAAAGTCTCAAGACCAAAAAGTTAAATAAGAAAGTTCTAGGAAAATTTATGGAGTTCGTTGTATGACAAAATCTAAAGAAAATGAAATCTGGGGAATGCCCTGTGCTATAGACCATAAGAATAAAAGAGTTTATTTGAAGTGTGAGAGTGCCATTACTGCGATGGGTATTGGTGCTCTTGTAGAACAATATTATCCTGGATATAAGGGACATTTGGTAAGCTTAAATCGCCTAAATGAACTTTATAAACTCATAAATAACTAAAAAGTGTTTGAAAAATGAAGCCATCACCAAAGAAGTTAAAAGAAACCAAAAATATTTACCATAAAGTTGTAGATCACCTGATTAGTGAAGGTTATGCAACCGATTCAGATTCTGCCGATAATATTATCAAAGGTATGAGTGATGAGTGGTTTGAAACAATTATTGAAACCCCAAGAGTTGACTATTTACAAAGTAAATTTGATAAAGAGAATAAACAAAAATCTGGATCAGCTCATACTGAAATTCCAGGAAAGCAAAATACTGGTCAGGCATTATATAAAGCTGGACAATCAGCAGCATCTATGGCTGGTCCTGTATAAAACCACTTCCGAAACTGGCACATAGAGGGTTAATTACCCTCTTTTTTATTATATAATTAATTTGTTAAAACACAAAACGCCTAACTACATTATGACTCGCAAGTCTTCTGTGAACGACGAACAACTGATCGCAAGCATTAAGGAACTTTATGGGCCAGAAATTACTTCTGGTGATATTAGGGGTTTTTGTGCATCAAGAAATCTTTCTTATCCGACTGTAACTCGTCGCCTTGAGAAATATAAGATTTCTCGTAGTAAGTGGAATTTAGAAGTTACACAAGAAAATATAAAAGAAATAGAACGTAGTTACTTTGCTCCTGCTGCTCTTCCTGCTGTGGAACAAAATCTTATTCCTGATAAAGATGATACTTTCGTCAAGTTTGGTAACTTCAATGATGTTAAGAAAATTATTCAGTCCCGTATTTTTTATCCAACGTTCATTACGGGTCTTTCGGGTAATGGTAAAACGTTCAGTATTGAGCAAGCATGTGCTCAACTTGGTCGGGAACTGATCCGAGTTAATATTACGATTGAAACTGATGAAGATGATTTAATTGGTGGATTTAGATTAATTTCTGGAGAAACTGTATGGCATAATGGACCTGTGATTGAAGCACTTGAAAGAGGCGCTATTTTACTTTTGGATGAGATCGATCTTGCTTCTAATAAAATCCTCTGCCTACAATCGGTATTAGAAGGTAAAGGTGTATTTCTTAAGAAACTGGGAACATTTGTAAAACCATCTGTAGGATTTAATATCTTTGCGACTGCCAATACTAAAGGTAAGGGATCTGATGATGGAAGGTTTATTGGAACCAATGTTCTCAACGAAGCATTTTTAGAAAGATTTCCTGTAACCTTTGAACAAACTTATCCTGCTCCTGCAGTTGAGCAAAAGATCTTAGAGGGTATTTCTTTAGATCTCGGTCTTGAGGATCGTGATTTTTGTAAAAGACTTTGCGATTGGGGTGATATTATTCGCAAAACCTTCTATGATGGTGGTATTGAAGAAATTATCAGCACCCGCCGCCTCGTTCATATTATTCGTGCCTATAGCATCTTTGGTGATAAGGCAAAGGCAATTCAGGTTTGCATCAATCGTTTTGATGATGAAACCAAACAGGCATTTATGGAATTATACGATAAGGTAGATGCTAATTTTGTAATGCCTATCACTACAGAGAGCCTTGACGCAACCTCATCTACCTGATATAATAATAAAAGATAAAACTCTCTTTGATTGTGAAACTTTATGACTGAAAACTTTGAAACCGATTATCAAAGCTCTCTTTTAAATACTCCATATTCTGCAGTATCATCTGGTGCTGCTATTACCGGAAGTAATCTTCCTGGTGAGATAGGAGAAGATCATCTTTATTTTAATTACAATAACTACTTTGACGATAATGGTTTTAGTATGACTGGAAATCCATATGCATCTTCTCCAGATGTGATTTCCCCACCAATTTCTTATGAGGTAAAACCCCCAATAAACTCAGATCACTTTTGGAAGTTTGGTGAAGGAAAGACACTCAAAGTAGTAGAAGACTATATTAAAGGAACATATAATGGTCACTATGCCTCAGATAAGTCAAAGGTTCAAGTTCTGGATATGATTGATGCGATTGATGATGGAGTTCCTTTCTGTCGTGATAATCTCATTAAGTATTCTTCTCGTTTTGGTAAGAAGGATGGAATGTCAAAACTTGATGCCTTGAAGATTATACACTACGGTGTTCTTCTATATCATTTTGCCGGATTTAATAATGAAACTCAAAAATCAAATTATGAAACTTTCTGACAAAACTCTATCTTTGCTAAAAAACTTCTCTGGTATTAATCAATCTATTCTTTTTAAGGAAGGTGATAAACTTCGCACTATTTCAGTGATGAAGAACATACTTGCTGAGGCAACGATTACTGAAACCTTTCCAAAAGACT